AAAATGATTATCATAGAGATAATCGAACTGAATATGCTCAGACATTGTTTCCCAATCTTCGGGAGTAACAATATTCTTGAGTAGAAGTTGAGTCTTCAGCATGTCGAGGAATACATTGCTGAATCTCTTGCGAAGTCTTCCAACAAACTTACTGAAAGAAAGTTCATCACGCAGAATCTCAGAAGAACGACCCAGGTTGAAACCGTCACCAGAACCAGGCATTCTGGATTCGGGAACACCCAAAGATCTGTAGAGTTTCTTTTGGAAGTATTCAATATCAGCAAGTTCACCTAAGTTTTGACCACCAGGCAAAGTGGTGATTTCAGTGCCACGTCCACCTTCTCTTCTAGGAAGCCAGAAATCTTCTAGCATGGACATGTATTTTTTATCGTCACGAATTTCACCAGTGTTGGCATTATAGACAAGCTTGTTGCGATAACGATTCATTACGTCACGCAGATATTGTTCTGCCTTTACCTTAGGAAGATTGCCAACATCGATGTAGAAAATTCTACGCTCAGGTGCTCTACTCAAACGATAGATAACCAGAGAGTCTTCAATCATTCTCAGTTGATTGAGAGACTTGATTGCTTTCTGTAAGTAAGAAAGAACAGAGTGACGATTTCTATCTACCAGACCAGATGTGCAATATGTGATAGCGTCTTTTGCAATCTTAACTCCTTTGGTTCCACCACCATAACTTGGAACTGTGGTTGGATAGTTAATCTTGGGAGTATACATGAAATACTCTTCCATCTCAGGGAAAATCACTCTTTGATTTTCTGAGACTTGAGTATTGTTGAAAAGGTCAGATCTATCTTTGTTCTTATCTTTTTCTTTTCTAATATAACGCATCTTCAATGCGTCAATATATCTTACTTCTTGAATACCGTCTTGTGGTTTCTTTAGATCAATTACCTTATGGTAATAGATTCTACCATCCACATACCAGTTACGAAAAATTTCGTGTGCCTTCTTATCAAAATCTAGAAGGTCTTTGATGTGTTTGAATTCTTTGCGAATTTTATCTTTGATGCCATCACTAGCGTTGAGATTGTTAAGATCAATCTCAACAGGAGAATCATCAAGGTCACTGACAATAGCTTCGTTAACTACATTTTCAATTGCTTGATCGCACTCTGGATGAAGTGCCATTTCACGATATCTACGAATGAGTTCATACTCACTTTTGTAGACGCCTTCGAGGTCAATCGACTGACTACCAAAAGCGGTAGAGACGTAAAAATCAGCCCCGTCCTCGTTTGTCGGAGGGACGGGACTGACTATACCTTTAGATTTATCCTCGTTGTCCTCAATAGAGAAACCAAAGAGTCTGGCCATATTAAAGTGTGCGTTCTATTCTCCTATTTATCAGGCAATAGTACCACCGTTTCCAATAGCCTCCCACCACTGAACCTGAAGTTCAACGGTGAACTCTTCGATAGCATCAGTGTTATCGTAAGAAAGTTCAATAGCAGAGACGTTTGTTGGCCAAATTCCGTGGAACTGATAGCTTCTGAGAATGGGTTGATCAACACCACTTTCTTGAGCACCAGCACCACCACTTACAGGAGCACGTCCAAGTTGGTGAACAATAGCATCAGTCTGATAATCCAGAGGATCTGTATTACCAGCGTTGGTGGATACCTGAGCAATAGAGTTCATCCATCTTTCGAAGGAACCTCTGAGAGCAAAGTCGGTATCGTTGATGATTGTAACAGTCCAAACATCAAACGTTCTATCACCAGCAATCTTGAGATTGCGTCCTCTAAAAGGAATGGTGATTGGTGTTACTGTAGAAGCAGGAAGGTTTGCACCTTTGACCAGGAATCTTGCTTTAGTATCAAGATCATTGACACTGGGATCGACTACATCTTCGGGGAAGGTAAGAACAACCTCAAACAGATTGGGTCTGGCGATGCCGCCAGATAATCTGCTCTTGAATCTGTCGATAGTTCGATCAGCTGTCTTCGGGGGATTTTGTTGTTGAATTAAGTCCGCCATCGGTTTGTTACCTCTTTAAATTATACGCCGAGAACTTCGTCAAAACTAACACCCGTGCGAGTGGCAACGAAGGTCAGACCGATGAAGTTGATGGAACGATTTGGTTTGATGTAGATATCGGCAACAAATTCATTGTTATCGATCACTGCAGCAGTATTATTCGTCTCATCACACTTGACTATGAAGTCAGTGATGCCTCGTTTCGATTGAACGTCACGGAGGAAAGGTTCAACAATGCTAACAAAGTTTGTTCTTGTGATCTCATCGTTGAATTCGAACATCTGATCTCTGGCAGCAGCAGAAATTGCTCTTTCCAAATAGATGAACAAACGACGAACGTTGATTCTGTCAAAGGCAGACGATCTTGCCAGACCAGTCTTATCACCAAAGAGAACAATACCAGAACCAGGTGAGAAGATGACTGGGTTAATTCTGTTGCCATACAAAACATCTCTCTGTGTCTTGGTTGGATTGTATGCCAACTTAACAGCATTGAGAATCGCACCTCTTGAGGTTCCAGCAGGTGAGAACCATGGGAAGTTATTGATGTCATTTCTGGCACATGTACCAGCAATGTCTCCGTTCAGTGGAATGTAACGGAAAGTAGCACCAAATCTGTCATAGGTGTACTTATAACTGCTATCAAACACCGCATAAGAAGATGAGGTGATAGCAGAATAGAAGTCTACCAGACTATCGGTAATAGCAGAAGCAGATCTGAGAGAGATTAAGTTATCTGTCTCAGCAAGGAATGTTCCTCTATTAGGAGAAATGAATGCGACTACATCCTTTCTCTCTTCAGCAACCGCAATCAATTTGTTAGCGATTGACTGAGTTTCTTCCTTAGACTTTCCACCAGAACCCATCAATAAGTAATCAATGTTAAAGGTGTCTGGATTCTCAAATGTGTCGTAACCAGCTGCAATATCACCTGCAGTGGCCCTCAGTGAACCAGTGGATCCAATTCCTGACTTACCACCATAGTCCTTACCATTTGCGAATGTCTTGGTAGCATTACCGATACAATCAAAAGTAACGCTTCCAGCATCTTGATCCCAACCACCATCAACAAAGGGGGTGAATTCTGTGCTGGCGATGCCAGCACTAAAACCACTAGTAGTTACACCTGCGGGTTGACTACCACCAAAGAGGTTCTCAGAGTTAAACTGCAACCATGTTCTCCAATAAGAAGAAGATCCAGCAGAAAACTCAGCATCCTTTGCCTTAGAAAGTCCTAGATGCTTTTCTAACAGTGTGCCAGCATTTCCGCTGACTGTACCAAGATCGTCATATACTACGACATGAAATTCGTCATTCTTCGCATTGCGATCTGCACCGTAGGAAGTTGTAGTTGGTCTCTCTGCAACTCTATTCCATTTGATGCTCTGACCCGACAGGGTAATTTCCTGTTGATCGAACCAGTCTTGTCTTCCAGTGTAAGAAGAAACTGCAACCGTGGATCCACCAGAATTATGAAAAGCCAGAGCAGTATTATATTCTCCTGTTGTTCCAGTTCCAGTAGCAGCAAATCTATAAACACCACCAGGTGTGTAACTAACAGTAGTTTGAACACCAGCAACAGAAACGTGATGGGTAAGTTTTACTCCAATGCTGGTTCCATCAACTTCTGTAACGATACCCTTAAAGTATCCATCGAGAGTGGAAGTAGTTCCAACACCAGCAACAATTGTTCCTGAAGGAACTGCCTGAGTAACACCGTATCCAATTTCGATAGATGTAGATCCAATTCCAGTCAGAATCTGATCTGCTTTGCCATCGATGTAAGCAACCTTAAGTCCGTTAGACCAAGATCCAGGGTTTTTGGCAGCAAATGTAATATTGGGGATAGTATTTACATCATATCCCTTGTTTACATAATCGTCTCCACTCTTAATCTTAAGAGTGTTACCTACACCGACGACTCCATTTTGCATGGAAGCGTCGTCTGATCTTACTACTTGTAGTACCCCACCATAAGCGAGATAAGATGAAGCAGTATACCAATACTCGTAGTGATTATCGGCAGCGTAGGGTTCACCGAAATTGTTAAGCAGATCTGCTTCAGTTTCGACTAATGTTGGAATTTCTACTGGTCCTTTTTCAAATGGGGCTACGATTCCCGCAGCCTTATTGGAAGTAGGATCGACCCTTCCAGAGGTTAGGTCTACTTCCCTTACGACAATACCAGGAGATGCTAAGTTCAGCGGCATCTTTCTCTCCTTATGAAATCCAAATAATGCTAGAGTTATTTAGATTTTTAAGCTGTTCAAGTAGGGAAACAATGCACGAACACACTACCAGTCTGGATATTCCCATTGTGGGGACTTACCAACTTTTCGTGCATTAGAAACTCTACAAATGGTGCATTCCTTACATTCATATGAATATGCTGATAAACCACTACCTCTTCTGGTTTTATAAAAGTCAGATACTAGGTCTTTTATCTTACCACAAGACCTACACTTCCTACTTTGAAATATTAAGTGCTCTAAAGAAAACTCTTCGTCAAAATTCATTGAACTGATATTCTAAAATAAGTCTGTAAAAATTATCTCTCATCATTATCAATTCTTCTTGCTCTGCTGGATCACCACCAGACCACTTTTCAACGGCTTGTCTAAGACCCTCATAAATCAAACTAATTCCTTTATGATTTAATTGTATCGAATAGTATTGTTCGTTATCCATCAATGATATTCCCACATATATGACATGTCACCATACTCAGCACCAGAACTCCATCTGGTTCCTTCGCTATCTACAAAACCATTATCATCATGTATGCCATCATTTAGGAATCCAAATGGTGCCATATCTTGTTCAATTTGATTCTTCTGGTCCTCATAGATTCTCTTACGAACGTCTTGTTCAGTCATCTCTTTGAAGTAGTCTTGTGCTACTAGCCAAGAGAAAATAACAAGACACATGGCAAGGTCATCGTGACAACCTTCTTCTGCCATGAATGTATTCTTTCTCTGAACGAATGTCGTCAATTCAGCAATGATATCATAATCACAGGTTGCCAACTTGTCATCTTCCAACAGTGTCTTGAGGTTAGAGCATCCTAACTTCTTAACTGCCGATGTCATTCTGACACCAAGTTGAGACTTCTTACCCGAGAATCCAGAACCGACAATTTGCCCAGCACGTCCACGCATTGAACACATCAACACGTTTTCATATTCAAGATCAAAGAACAGAATGGATGCTACCTGGTCACCAATGTCATTGACTTCAATTAATGTGTAAGCGTAATTATATGCCTTTGCAAGATCATGAACGATACTAGGGAATAGCATCGGTTTGATTTGATTGTTCTTATATTTTGCTACTACTCTGTAAGGAAAGTCGGTGATATCAAATACAATAAAAGCGGAATAGTCACCATCAATTCCTCTTGCAGTATCCACCGTAATGATGTAGTTATGATCTTCGATTGGATTTTCATAAATGTCTAACCCAGCATTTTTCTTGATGGGATCATTATAAACAAGAGTTTTCAGTTTTGCTACGCTGATTAATGTATCAACAGAACCAAGGAATTCGCATTCAAACTCAACACGGAACTGTTCTGCTGAAGTGTTAGCAATGGTCTGCTTCTTCCACTTTGCATTCCTTCCAGGAACTTCTGACCAGTGAACCTCAGTTGCGACATATTCATTTCTATCCCGTTCGGCATCATGCCACATACGGTAGAAATGGTTCATACCATGAGGCGTTGAGACGATGATGACTTTTGTGCTTTTACCAGAAGTAATAGTAGGATAAACAGATGCAAAGAATGAGTCTGCAATATGGTTTGGAACGAAAGCGAACTCGTCGAGGAAGATGATATTAAACGACATGCCTCGGACAGCACTCGCAGATGTAGATGCTGCCAATATTTTACTGCCATTTTCTAACTCCAATGAACCTTTGTTCCATGCAATGATACCTTGCTGCATCCACTTTGGTAAGTTTTCGTAAGCAGTTTGTAACCTGCCGAGAAGTTCTCTAGCAGTTGCTGCTTTGTTAGCAAGAATGCCAATATTTACATTGTCATTAAAGACAGCATAATGTAAAAGGTAAGACACACAGGTGGTAGACTTACCAGTCTGTCGTGGCATCTTACAGATGTTGAATCTGTTATTGTGAAAGTTCCTGATTAGTTTCCTCTGGAACTTGTACATATTGAATGGTACAAGACCTTCGTCCAGAGAAACAATCTTTACATAATTCTCTGCGAAATATACAGGATCTTTTTTACACTTAATAAATTCGGCAATTTGTTCTTTGGTAAATTCAATAGGCGTATTTGCCTTTTTTAAATTCGGATTACCAAGATAAATGTCGTCACTCATAAAAAATCATCCAAACGGAGCTACATTAGTCGCGTATACGTCAGAACCTGATGAATATATTAAATCAGTATGCTCTTTACGAATAATTAATGGATTGTTTCCTGCCATGTGGAAACTTCCATAAGTTACTCCAGCACCAGTTCTTACTTCCACTAAACGGTCGGATG